TCTCACTAATATGCGAGTGCATGTTCGGGCAGCTTAGTTTGTGGTATAATTGCTCTAAGAATGAACTACCTAATTAATTTCTGAATGTTGTTGACTTTAAGGTGAGCTGATTAATATAATATCTCAATGATACATAAATTAAACAATCTTGCACAGCATAGCGCACTAGCGTTACAGCAAGCATATTGTTTGCCCGAAAGGTCTTAGTTAATAAAGCCAAAACTCCAAGGCATAACTAAGACATACCTAACAATTTTAATTTAACAGCTCGTGTGATAGTTTGGTTTAATCTACTCCCCTTGGAAGGGAGAAACGCAGGTTCGAATCCTGCCGAGCTGACTAATGGAGAGGTAGTCTCGTAGGGATCGGGAGAGGGTTGTAACCCCTTTGCAATACTGCCATGTAGGTTCGACTCCTACCCTCTTCACTGGGCTTAATTTTTCAGTAAACTCAGCATAGGTAGGAACTGTATATAGCTTCATGGTGTAATGGTAACACACAAGGATTTGACCCTTGTATCCTAAGTTCGATTCTTAGTGAAGCTTTAATGCTCTCTTAACCCAATTGGCAGAGGTGCTTGACTTAGAATCAAGATGTTCGGGGTTCGAATCCCTGAGAGAGCACTTTGCAGTTAGCTTATTGGTAAAGCGCCTGTCTGTGAAACAGGAGAACTGAGTTCGATTCCCAACTGCAACCTTTTTCTGAATGTTGTAAAATACATTCTTTCCAATCCGATATCCCTCTTGTAATGTCGTCATGGCATTACTTGCATCTCAAGTTACTTTAATAAATCAGTTAGTAGTTGATACGACTATTACACCTGAAGAAGGTGTAGATTTACTATCGAGCCAGAACGGATTTTCAGATACCCAGATTGCCTTTATAGAAGGACTGGGGCTACCTACTGCCAGTGAATCACTGTTGCTAGAAACAACGCGAATCACTCAAAACCAACTTGAAGAGGAATTGGACGAAGCGAAGTCTGCTCTCAGGTCTGGAAACTATAATGAGGCTAGGAAACAAATACTGCTGGCAGAAATTACCCTTGCTGGCATGTCTAATTATGAATTGGGCAACAGGAAGATCGAGTACAGGGAAGGGATTCGATATATCAAGAAAAGTATCGACGAATACCAGAAAGTTGCTGGTGAATCCGCTGGAAAGAAGAATAAAGTATTAATGAAGCATGTTAGAGAATAGATGAGCATTTCAGATAAGCTAGCAAGTTTCGCGGATAGTTATTTCAAGATAACTGATCCATCTAAATACAAGCAGAGAATGGGAGATCGAGCTCTTGCATCAAGTCTTGGATATAGAGCAGCAAAAAGTAACCGTCTTAGATCTAATATTAGATTTGGAAATAAATCGGCAGACGATCACACAAATGAAGCCGAGTTGGATACTCTTAGAGACACCGCCAGAGATCTTGACCGAAATAATCTTTATGCTAAAGCTATATTGGACAGGCTTGGCGAAGCAATTCTTGGTCAGGGAATAGATATACAGATTCAGTCACCTAATAAGAACTGGAACAAGAAGGTTACTAAGTTATTCAATGAGTTCTGGAATGATAAACCAGAAATTCGTGGTATATTCTCAGGGAAGGAAATTGAGAAGTTGGTATTTAGAGCCATTGATGTTGATGGCGATATACTTATCAACAAATTAAGTAATGGAAAGATCCAGATTATTGAAGGTGATAGGATTAGAGATCCAAAACGAGCTTTCAAGAATGTGGACAAGGGTGTTGAATTAGATAAATTTGGTGCTGTAACGAAATTCCATATCTACGAACACGAAGATAGAATTGAAGGCAGGGATAAGTACAGTTCTACGACTATAAATGCAGAGGATGCAATATTCTTAGCTAATAGAGCTAGATTGTCACAGACAAGAGGGGTTCCTAGATTCGCTCCTGCATTTGATCTGTTTGAGGACATGGATGCTTTCACAGAAGCTAGTGTTATTCAGCAGAAAATGGCTGCCAATCATGTTATGGCAGTTACTAGGAATGATCATGATGCCATAGAAACAACTACAGAAGAGGATAGTGAAGGTAACGAGAGAGAACAGGAAATCTCTGCTCCTGGTAGCGTTGTCTATCTTGAGTCTGGAGAAGATGTCAAAATGTTGGGAGCATCTCAGACAGGACAGCAGTATTCGCCTTTCATAACACAACTGCTTCGATTCGCTGGACTCCCATTTGGCCTACCTTTAGAGATATTGTCTTTGGACTTCTCTAAAACTAACTACTCATCTGCAAGAGCATCATTGCTTACGGCACATAAAGGATTCTTGATGAGGCATAAGAAGTTCGTAAGTGAATTTATGGAGCCAATCATTAGGTGGAAAGTCGAAGAGTGGATCAAAAAAGGCATATTGGGAGAGGTAAAAGACTTCGAGGTATCGTCTACTCCACCTAAAATGATCGTCCTAGATCCCGTAAAAGAGACAAAAGCAGATATTGACAGAATCCAATCTGGGCTTTCTTCAAATCGCGAAGTTTGTAATACTAATGGTACTTCATGGCAATCCACTATGGATTATAGGACTGAAGAAATAATGTATGCAATAAAAAATTCAGACAATGTTGTAAAAAAGACTGGAGCCAAGATTGACTGGAGAGATATACTTGGCATGTCAAAAAGTTTTAATCCTGCTATTTTTCAAGAAGAAGAGATAGATGAGTCAGATAACAATACCGAGTGAAGCCACTCAGTTAAGAGCATCTAGCTCGGACTTAAAACTAGACGAAAAGACTTTCTCGTTGAGTCCTTATAAGGCTGGGCAAGTAGTTTCACATTTTTATTGGGGCAAGTTTGTATTTGAGGCCAGTTCAATGAAGATGGCCAAGGATGTTATACCTGCATTATTAGATCACGATACAACAAAGGGAGCAGGTAAAATTGATAGTATGGAATTGTCAGAAACCGTTGATTTTAGCGGATCTTTTATAGAAAATGAGCATTCAAAATACATCCAAGACATGCGAGAAGTCGGAATGGAATGTTCACTTCGATTTGACCCTGAAAGAACTGTTATCGAAGAAATACCTGAAGGTGGAGAAGTTACAGTCGATGGCTTTACACACGAAGGACCACTCTACGTCTTTAAAGAAGCAGTAATCAAAGAAGTATCATTTACTCTATTTGGCCATGTGCCAGATACAGAAACAAGTTTTTCAACCGCACCTACTATGGAGGAAAGTGCTATGGCCGATACTCAGCCAACAACTGCCGAGCTGGAGCAATCGGCTAAATCATCATTCGATGCTAAAATTGCTCAATTTAAAACAATGACTGACGATGCTCAGTTCATTATGGACAACTCTGGTGACAGTGTTGAACAGTTCTCTGCTAAGTTGCTAGTTAAGCAAAACGAAGCTAAAGCTGTTGCTGATGCTAAGATTGCTGAATTGCAATCTAAGTTAGATGAGAAAGAAGTTAATGCTGTTGCATTCTCTAAAGAAGAAGAAAAGACAGAAGTTAAGGAAAAGATTCCTACTGAGTTCTGCGCTTATGTTTCATATCTTCAGAAGAAAGAAGGCTTAACTAAGAGAGAAGCTTCTCTTAAAGCTGCTGCTACCCAAAAGGACATGCATGCACAATTCAAAAATGACTGTCCACTTGGAGGTAAGTAATGAGTCAGTTTAATTCAGGTTTTAAGGCATTCGAAGCGGGTGCTACTATCAATCGCTATGAGCGAGTTAAATTAGTTGCTGGCGTACTTCAAGTTGCTGGTGATGAAGAGTATGCAATCGGTTTCGCAGATGAGTTAGTTGCTTCTGGCGATAACTGTACTGTTAAGTTAATCAATGTAGCTGGAACATTCAAAGCTGTTGCTTCTGAAGCTATCACTGCTGGTGATGATCTATATGGCGCTGCTGATGGTAAAGTTGAAACAACTGGAACTACAGTTCGTTTCGTGGCATTAGAAGCAGGTTCGGGTGATGGTTCAATCATCGAAGTTCTTCCAAAAAGTTTAGCGTAAAGGAGATAATCAATGAGCGCACCTACACAAGTTATTCAGAGACGTGATCTTTCTGATTTAGTAAAAGAGTTTGACACAACTAGCAATATGGCTGGTTTTGTTGGCTTAGGTATTATGCCTAAAGTTGACGTTGTTAATCCAGATGGTAACTACCCAGTTATCAACAAAGAAGCATTGACTCAAGATGCTGATGTGAAGAGAAGTAATCGTGGTGCTTATAACCGCGTTGACTTCGGTTTTGAACAAGCTGACTTCAAACTTACTGAGTATGGTTTGGAAATCCCTGTTGATGACGCATTGGCTAAGAACTATGATTCATACTTTCGTGCTGAAGCTGAAGCTCAAGACATCGTTCTTGATATCTTAGCTAAGAAGCAAGAAATCAGAATCCGTGATATCGTTGAAGCTCAGACTGCTAATGCAGTTACTACTCCTTGGTCTACTTCTGCTACTGCTACTCCAAGAGCTGATGTTCTTGCTGGCCAGAAAGCTGTTCGTGACTTAATTGGTACTATTCCAACTAAGATGACTATGACTTGGGACAAGTTCCAAGAAATCTTAATCACTGCTGAGTTCATGGACTCTGCTAAGTACACTTCTAATGTTCTTGCATTAGGCTTAGACGCACAAATCAGTTTAGTTAAGTCTTACTTAGGTTTAAGTTCTTTGAGCTTATCTTATGGTGTTCTTAATTCTGCTGACGAAGGCCAAGCTTTCAGTGCAGCTAGTATCTGGGATACAACTAAAGCATTCTTGCAAGTTGAGCCTAATGCTACAATCGCTGGTGGTCCAAACTTTGGTCACACATTGAACTGGTCTGCTGATGAAGTAGTTAATACTGAGTCATACGAAGAGCCTCAAACTCGATCTAATATCTTGCGTACAAGACATTGGAGACAGGAAAAGGTTAAGTTGGCTGAGTCTGGCTACTTACTATCTAACCTGTAATTGGGTTTTACCGACAGATTAGCTGATGATGCTGATAAGGTCTTCCTTGGTCACGGCCATTTTGAGGAAGATCTTATTGTCAGCAACTCTGACGGGGACACTGATGTTCTAGGGATAGTTGATATACTATCTCTAGACACTGGTGGAATGGCTGAGAATGAAATCAATCGTGGTATTAGTGAATTAGCTGATATCTGGGTTTCAGAAACATATATCCAAACTATTAAAACATACGATACGATAACAACATCCGCAGGAAAAGTCTGGGAAGTTGTTCAGAGAAATTTAGAGCATGGCATGTGGGAATTACGCTGTACTAGTAAACAAACTAGGCGTAGAGGGCGTAATCGATGATAGATGTCAAGGTCGATGATGGTGCAACTCCATTTCTAAAAGATGTTAAAGTAAAATTCCCTAGAGCATATAGAATCGCTATGAGGATGACTGCTGCTCACTTCACTAAAATGATGAAGAAGCAGATTGGTTGGAACTATGGAAATGATTCCAAGAAGAAAGCTTTGTCTCCTACTGTTCAGAGGAATCTTAGAGAAAGAGCCAAGACTAGTAGATTTGTTAATGATAATATGGGCAAGCATATTCACACGAATCACAACAGGATGTCTGGTCGATCTGGAAAATATTTATTAAAGAGAACTATCAGATACTCTTCAGTTGAAGGCGAGAAGAGGAAATACGAAACTGCAAAGACTGCAACTTATGAATTTGGATTTACTGGCAGAAACTATAAGAATGGTCAGCCTTGGAAAAAATCTGAATCTGCTATGAGAATGGCTAGAGCTGTTATTGAGGGAAAGTATTTAGACAAGAAGACTGGTCAGTATCACAATAGCATAACTGAAGGAATGAAGCGTTATTTTAAAGCGATGTTTGGTAGATATCCAAATGATATCAACTATACGCCAAATCCAATGATAGATAAGTTCTTTGATAAGAATAGGCGACAGATAATTAGCTACTTCGATAAAACTCTAGAGAAGAGAATAGCTATACTCCAAGCAGGAACTAAGGCAAGGAGAGCAGCCTCATGATACATTTAAGCTTCACATTCTCAGAACTTATTGGCACTTTCATGGATGCCTTTAAGAATAGCACTGAGTTGAGTGATTTTGCTGTAGGTAATTATAGTAAAGAATTTACTTTCTGCCTTGGTCATGATGAGAGAGAAGAATTTGGTAGGTCAGAGACTCCGTGGTTAGTTCTGGTCCCAATTAGCATCGATGGTGGATTAACGACAAAGACTGTCTCATTCTCATTCGATGTTGAGATTGGATTATTGGACAGTACGTTCAATGATCATCAACTAGATAACGTCAAGGATATGCGAGGCTTTCATAAATTAGATGAAGCTGTGAATGTTGTAATGAACTTAATTGTAGAACATGCAAGTAAGTATAATGCTACGGCAGATGATGTTAATGTTATATACGACGACTCAATGAATTTTCCTTTACACATAGCGACAATGAATTTCAATGTCGAAGTCCCTACTGTTATGGGCGCAAAAAATACTTTAGGAGGTAATTAGTATGGCTCAAGCAAGAGGCTTTTTTGAGAAAATTTTGATGATATTCGAGAGTACCTATGCGACTACTCCGACTATCAACGATGGAGACATGGTTCAATTGCCATTTGATAATGTTTCGCTCGGTTCAAATGAGAATATGCTCGATCCAGAAACTATCAATGGTCGTAGAGATCAGGTAGAACCTGCTTATGGAAATATCTCTGTAGAGGGATCTATCACAGTTCCTATGGATGTGACTAATATTGGATATTGGCTGAAGCTATTATTAGGTGCTCCTGTAACATCTGGAGCTGGTCCTTATCTACACACATTTACACCACAGAATGATACTCCTTCAGTTACTATTGAAGATGGTTTTACTGATAATGATGACTACTTCTTATTTAGTGGCATCAAGATTAATTCTATGAGCATGAACTTTGCTGTAGATTCTATTCTTACTGCTGATATTAACTTACTTGGATCTGCTGAAGCGACAGCTACATCGACTGAAGACAATACTCCAGTTGAAGAAGTATTGGAAAGATTTCAAGCTAAGAATGTTGTTTTTAAAGAAGCTGGAGTTCCTGTTGCTACATGTACAGAAGTTTCATTAGAGATTTCAAATGACTTAGCTGATGATGTTTACGCATTATCTTCTAATGGTTTTCGCGTATCATTACCTGAAACTAAGTTCATGGTATCTGGTTCTGGTAAGTTCTTATTTGAAGATATGACTCTTTATAATAAGGCTATCGCTGGTACTGAAACTTCAGTTGAAATTGAATTAACTAATGGCACGAATATCCTTAAATTCATCATGCCAGAGGTAAAATTCCCTAGACAACCTCTAGAGAGAAATAGTATGGGGCCAGTATACTTGCCTATCGACTTCAAAGCTTACTTTCAAGACGATGCAGGTGGAACCTCATTACAAGTAGAATTAACAAATGACAAATCCAGTTACGCATAAATTACCTCCTAAGCCTATACTAAAACCACACATGAAAGCCTTGCGAGAGCAGGGCGTGGTTTTGACTCGTATGGGTGAATCCGATAAGTCAGAAGAAGAAATCATGGATATGATTGTAGACATTGTTTACAAAGGCCATGAGGATGTTCTTAATACATTAACAGGTGGTGAGTTGATGAAACTTGCTTCTGCATGTATCGAACTGACTTACGGAGATGAGATAGAAAAAAAATAACAGAGGTTTGGGCGTGGCACACAAATGACAACTCAGGTCCAGATAAGTGTGCTGCATGTAAGCAGTTTCAAGCCCAAGCCAATAAGTTCTTCGACTGTACGGATTACAAGGGAAGTGGTGTCGCTTGCGATAGTATGTCTCCAGAGTATGGCGAAGAGGAAGAAGAGTTTTTGCAAGTATGGGGATTCATGGCGAATCAGTTTAGGACAGGGTTCAATGGACCTGAAAGCCTTGACTATTCAGCATGTATCAGGATTGCAGAAGCTCTTGGATATGAAGTCGATGAAATTTTCATGCGACGATTACGGGCAGTTGAGAGGGTTAGTTTAAGATGAGTGCTACATTAAAGATTACACTTGCTGCTCGTGATCAGATGTCTAAAGTTCTTGGTAGAGCATCTAAGTCATCTAATTTGCTAACCAGAAGCTTTTCCAAGATGGCAGTAATCGGAGGTACTGTAGCTGGTGCTTTTGGTGGAATGAAACTAGCAGAATCCTTTCTGGAAGCCAATTCAAGCTTAGAGCAAATGAAGCTTAGGCTTGAGGCTTTGACTGGATCAGCTAAAACAGCAGAAGATTCTTTTGATTTCATAAAGAAGTTTCAAGAGAAGTTTCCAGTTAGAGATATACAAACCATAACAGAGTCTTATATAGATTTAGTTGCTGCTGGAATAAACCCCACTACTGGAGCATTGCAACAGCTTACTGCTGGAGCTGTTAAGTTTGGGCTTACTGCTGCTGACATTAAGGGTGTAACAAGAGCTTTTAAGCAGATGACTGCCTTAACTAATGCTCAAAAGCAAGAATTGAATCAGTTGGTTGAAAGGATACCTGGACTTACCAAGATAGTTTCTGAGGAGATGGGAAAAACTCAGGAGGAACTATTAAATGGAATGAGGCGAATGGAGATTGATTCTAAGGAATTATCTGCTGCTGTACTTAGATCTATAGGAAAGGATAGTGAAGAGATACTTAGGAGGTTTGGAAATACTTGGCAAGCAAAGACTGCTCAGATAAAGACTGCATGGTTCAATTTGATGACAGAGGTTGGGAAGACTGGAGCCTTTGATGCTGTTAAGAATGCTGTCCAACTAATGGCAGATTTTATTGGTCAGAATATAAACTCAGTTGTAAGCGCATGGTCACAAGCTGAAGCGATATTGGGGACTATATTTGATGGGCTATCTGTATCTCTAGCTAATGCTTTTGGGGATGCTAAGGTTCTGAAATCCTTGGAAGCAATAATGGATGCTCTGAATAATGGTATAGCTTGGGCAAAGCTGATAGGTATTAATTTAGAGTATGGATTAAAAAAAGCATGGAATGTTATGGCAAAATACTTAAACGGATTCGAGTCATTCAGAAAGAAACTGTATAGTCTTGGGATAGGAAGTGAATTTGTTGATCCAGAAGATGCAAAGAGAGTTGCTTTTCTTAATAAGGAAATAGCTGGACTTCAGGAGTCTGTGAATAGTTTTTATAGAGTAACGGATATATCTGATGCTGGATCGTCCCCATTTGGAAGTGGTATTGCCAAAATAACTAGGACTTTAAGAGATGATATACCGAGGGCAGAAGAAGCAGTTGGTCATCTAAAAAACAGAATAAAAGAGCTGAAGAAAGAGCTATCTACAAAAACTAATGGAGAGAGAGGTCTTAATTTATTTGATGATCCAGAGGAAGAGTATAAAAAGTCTACTGAGTCACTATATAAGAAGCAAGAAGATTTACAGAAGAAGCTAGAGGCTCTTCGAGAAGATCATACTAAGAAAGCCGCTGACGCTAGAGAGGCTATAAACAGAGAGATTGTTTTGAATGAATTGAAATTAGCTGAAACTATTGATAGCACCCACAAAGCGTCTAGTAAAACTTTTGTAGGTGGATGGGCTAAAGGAGTAAAAGAAGTAGGGGAAAAATTTAAAGGTCTTTGGACTAGTGTAGAGGAGCAAGGAAAATTCATGGCAGAAACAGTCACCAGATCAATGGAGAGAAGCTTCTCTAGATTCTTCGACGACTTAATCGATGGCAAGATTGTTAAGCTAAAAGATGCTATTCTTGGATTCCTGAAGGATATAGCAAAAGCTTTATCTCAGGCATTAAGCAACAGGTTGGCCACTCAGATTATTGGTGGTTTAGCTACTGCGTTTACTCCATCTGGTCAACAGTCTGGAGGAGGAGCTGCGACAACAAATGGTCTAGGGGGCCAACCTCTAGCTGGGTTTTCTGGTCCACAACAAAAAGCTACAAGAAACAAAGGTGGCATGAAAGTAGAAATCATAAACCAATCAGGCGAGCAAGTTGAAGCCAAGTCAGCTCAAATGAGCACTGACTATGGCGCACAAATTATGTCTATCGTCATCGATAGCGTAAGAACTAACAAGGGTGGATCTAGAACAGCACTTAAAGCAGGGTTAACATAATGGCAGTATGGCCTTCAATTCAAGAACCAGTACATCCTCTTCAGGAAAGTATTTTCAAGAGGCAGATTCGTAGTGAATTTGAATCTGGTCATGTACTTTCTAGGGCAGCATCAACGGTATCTAAGAGAACATTTTCTCCTAAGTGGACGTTCATGCCTGAAGCTGACTTTCAGACATTATCAACATTCTTTGAAGATAATATTGGGTTGACTTTCACATGGACTCATCCAGTTACGCTTGAGGTTATAACAGTGAGATTCTCTGAAGACAAGATAGAAAGCTCGATTAAGGTGAATGGTTATCGAGAGTTAACCGTGGGATTAGAGGAGGCTCCAAGTTGAGTTTACCATTACCAGCTTCGCTTATATCGCAGAAGAACTTACTTGCATCTGATTCTCCAGCTCTGGCATTGCTTGAGATCAATATGCCTCAATTGGCGCAACCATTAAAGCTTGTTGCTAATGATGTTAATGTAACTTGGGATGGAGACACTTGGGCTGCATTTCCATTTGAGATAGATAATATTGGTGAGCCTACTAAGGGTGAGCTTCCTTCTGTTTCTATCAAGGTATCGAATGTATCTAGAGCTATTCAGGGATACGTTGAATTAGCTGATGGTGGAGTTGATGCTGATGTGATTGTTAGAGTTATTAATGGTGGTGATTTAGCAGAATTGACTCCTTATATTCGCCTTGACTTCAGAGTAGCTTCTACTTCAGTTGATGCAGAATGGGTTAATTTTAATTTAACATCTATCGATACTTGGACTAGAGTTTTTCCTAGGACTAAGGTTATTAAGAATCACTGTGCATATCAGTTTAAAGGGCTTCACTGTGGATATGCTGGAGTCGAAACTACATGCGACAGAACTTTGACAAGATGTAGGGAGCTGAATAATAGCGTAAGATTCGGTGGATTCCCAGGAGTAGGCAGGTCGGGCCTAATTGTTTGAATACAAATAAGTATATCGGAATCCCTTTTGTGGATGGAGGAAGAGATGAGTCTGGAGCTGATTGTTGGGGCCTTACAAAAATACTTTATCTCGATCTGTTTGGCGTGGAGCTTCCTGATTATACTGTGTCTGCTATGGACACTCTGTCAGTTATTGACAGTATGGAGAGGGATAAAAAACTTTGGCATAAAATTGAACGGCCTGAAATAGGATCTCTAGTCACGATGGCTATTCATCCTAAGCATCAGCACATGACGAATCATGTTGGTGTTTATGTTGGAAAGGGAATGTTTATACATACTCAGGCTAGAACTGGGTGCATACTTACTAAGCTAAATGATCTGGCTTATTCACCAAGAATTACAGGATTTTTCAGATGGGCAACTTAACAGTAATAAAGAATCCATTTGATCATCATGCAGGGCGTGTAGTAACGCCAGTAATCGAAGGTACTACTGTTGCTCACATCATCTCTAAGTATATGGATGATGACTTTGATATTGTCGTTTATATTAATGGCGAGATTGTTACTGATTACTCTACTGTTCTAAAGCAGGGGGATAGCATCTCTGTCATGGCTCAGATCCAAGGTGGAGGAGGAGGTGGAGGTGGAAAGAACATTTTGAGAACTATTGCCTTGATCGTTGTTGCTGTTGTTGCTGCTTGGGTTACTGGTGGGGCGTCTCTAGGAGCCAGTGGATCGTTGTTTGGGTTAAAGGCTGGAACCTTTACGGCCTACGCACTAGGAGCAGCCGTTGCAGTCGGTGGTGGATTGCTGGTAAACGCAATACTCCCACCACCAACCCCAGAAGTTGGAAGCTTTGAAGATAAGCAGGATTCAAATACTTATGGATGGGGAGAAGGCAGAAATCAATTTAATGAAGGGAGCTCTTGTGCAGTACTTTTTGGTAAACACAAGATATATCCACAAATAATTGGCGCTTATAAGGACTTTCCTGGTTACAAGGATAATCTGAATGTTCTATTTCACATATGCGATGGAAAGATAAATGCAATAGAGGATATAAAGATAAATGACATACCACTAGCAAGTCTAGGAGAGAATGTTGAAACTAGTCAGCATCTTGGAATATTGAATCAACCAGCTCCAGGAAGATTTGGTGATACTATATATGAGCAAGATGTTAGTCACGAATTGGTAGAAGAGCTTGATGAGATCAGGGTTACTACTGATGGTAATTCAGTTGAGAGATTAGCAGTATCAGTAATCATTCCAGGTGGACTGTATAAATATAAGGAAGGGAAGTATCAGTACCTTGATTGTAGATATTCCATAGAATACAGAGAAGTTGGTGGTCCTATATGGTATCCTTTTCAGACTAACCACCCAAAGGTAGGAATGGATATGGGATACACTGGTAGAGATATTCAGGTTACTAGCTATAGAAAGGACTGTGTTGGAAGTGGCAGAGATGAGAGATGTAGAACTGTTCCTGTTATAACTACAAAAACACTAACTTATTCAGATCTAGGGTTTACTCTTTCTGGAAATAGCCCAGATACAATTCGTGTTATTCATGAGCATGACGTAGATCTTCCTCCCGATCAGTATGAAATAAGAATAATAAGATTATTGAAGTACGATGCTGTATCCAAGAGTGCATCAAGATCAAATAGAATGATAGTTGGTGTTGTTCAGGAGAAGACTCTTGATGATTTTACATATCCAGGAAGAGCTCTGCTTGGCATTTCTGCTGTAGCACAAGAAAAGATATATGGTGGTGCTCCTAGAATATCTTGTGTAGTTGATAAATCCATAATTGATACATACGCAGGTGAATGGGGTGTTGGTCCAGTAACTGAGAAACCAGGGAATTCTCCTGCATGGGCTTGCTATGAAATGCTTACACATCCATTATTTGGCGCAGGTATTCACCCTGATAATATTGAGCTTCAAGAGTTTTCTGATTGGCACGATTTCTGTGTTGCAGAAGGTTTAGAGGTAAACATATATCTAGATCAGTCTAGAACTATGTTTGAATCTATAAATATAATAAGCAATCTTGGTAGAGGATCATTGGTTCAAAGAGGAACTAAATTTGGTGCTATATGGGAAGAAACCTCAAGCATGGTCCACATGTTTACTATGGGCAATATAAAGTCTGAATCTATGTCCATGAACTACATAGAAAAGGAAAACAGAACAAACACAGTTGAGATAACTTACTATGACAGAGATAGTGACTGGTCTAAGCTTCTGTTAGTTCAGAAGTCAGATGAAACAGACTCTTTGGCTGAAGAAAGAAAATCATCTATTGATTACATTGGATGCACAAGTAGACAGCAAGCTGTTGATTACGCAAGATTCCTTCTCAGGTCTAATGAATATTTAATCAGAACAGTTTCTTTTGAAGCCGACATCGATGCCGTACCTGTTCAACCTGGAGATGTATTTGGACTATCTCATGACATACCTCTATGGGGTGAGTCAGGAAGATTGCAGTCTGCCACAACTAACACTGTTCTTCTTGAGAGAGAGGTTCTCATGGAGCCTGGAGAAACTTACAATATTATAGTCAGAGATGATACTACAGATACATTTGAAACTCAGGGGATCGTGAATCCAGAGATTAATGGTTATTACTCCTCATTGGATCTAACTGGAAACTGGACAACTATACCTACTTCTGGAAATATCTATTCATTTGGCCAGATTAATAAAGAAGTTAAATTATTTAGATGCACTTCTGTTGAGAGGTCACAGGACTTATTGGTTCGAGTAAATGGCCTTGAGTACAGAGAAGAGATATATGTAAATGACCCTACTCCATTGCCTGACTATGAGCCTGATGGATTTATTGAAGAGCTCGTTGGTCTTGTAGTAGATGATAATTACAAAATTCTTCCTGATGGTTCTATAGAAGGTCGCATTGATGTTAAGTGGCAGGGATTCGCTGTTAACTGGGATGTAAATGTATATGAGACAGTGGAAGGAATAAGCAAGGATGAATGGAATGCCACAGTTGAGCAAACTAACTTTTCTGCCATTGGAATTAGAGAGGGTATCGAATATACTATTGCCGTTAAGTCTCCAAATGGAACTATACTTACTCTCGACTATACACCAATTATAGACCCACCTGAAGCTGTATTCGATTTGACAGCACATCAAATAGATAACTTCGTGAATCTAGACTGGGAAGCTCCATATAGTGAACTTCCTGTTTATAAATATAGGATTTGGAAAGGTGCTGAATTTGCAGATGCCGTTATTGTAGGTGACTCTGATCAAACATTCTTATCTCTATATGAAACTTCTGCTGGAACTTATAGATACTGGGTAGCTGGATTAACGGAATCTGGATTGCTTGGTGTAGCTAGGCCAGTTGAGATTGCTGTGGATATTCCACCTGACTTTGTTGCTATTACTGATTTCTGTGTTGATGGAACTGGTGCTCATACGGATACCGTTTGGGATGGCAATAGGGTAATAGGTCCGATAGATGACACTACTACATGGGAAGAGTGGTGGGATGATGTATTCCCTCCTTCTGCCACTACTGAGACATGGCAAGATTTCATTGATGCTGGATATCCTGAATACTTATCCCCAGCAGTAGATGCTCCATTGACTGCTAACTATACTCAGACATTTGACCTTGGAACTATTATAGGGCAAGGGTCTATATCATGGGAAATGAATAGAGTAGATTATGGTCAGAATGGAAATGAGGTTGAGATTGAAACTTCCGTATCTTATAGCGAAGACGATATTTCTTACACAGAAGGTGAGAATACTACTATCGTTAAGGCTAATGATTTTAGATACGTCAAGATATCATCTGACTTCACTTCTAATGGAGTGGACATGACAACCATAAAACCATGCTTTCAGGTTACAGCAAAGAAAGTTAATGAAGTTGATAATGATTCAGTTTCAGATGCAACTAATGGCAAAGTAGTGACTTTCGACTTTCCTTTCTATGATATCATATCAATCGTAGTAACACCAATTTCAACTTCATTTAGAAGTGCAGTTTACGACTTCACTGATGTTCCGAACCCTACATCTTTTACAGTATATCTGTTTGATGAGAATGGGGTTAAGCAAACAGGTGGATTTTCTTATTCAATAGTAGGTATTTAGCATGGCAGCAGATTTTAATAAACCAGCATTAACCAGTACAAAAACAAGCTTCCTTACTGAGCTTCAAGATAATTACCTATACATCTCCACTATGGCAGATGGGGCTCCTTCTGCTTCAAATATTCCTACGAATACAAAACGTATGGATAATGCCACTGGGGAAGTATTTAATTACAATGGCGCTTCTTGGGATAGCATTGGATTTATATCATTGACTCGCGATCCTGTTGGAGATATCGTTGATGGCGCTCCTGCTGCCTTGGATACGCTGAATGAGTTGGCTGCTGCTTTGGCTGATGATGCTAATTTTTCTGCTACTGTGACTGCCTCTCTTGGTGAGAAGATGGTTAAGGCTCAGAATTTGAATGATTTGGCTAACAAGGCTACTGCTAGGACTAATCTTGATGTTTATAGTAAATCTGAGGTGGATGTTTTATCTGGAGCTTCTTGGGAACATAGATATGTGACTTTCGGTGGTGGTAATTCTGAGGGATTAACTTCTGGATCTCCCATGTCTTGGGGTGATCTTAATATTCATCTTGAGGAAGACAAATGGCCTAATCTTGTTTTGCACATGGAGCAAGTTGGTGCTGGAATAATAGGATCATTTAGGGGAGAGTGTCACAACAGGAATATAGTATTTTTGATGGACCCATCTTCTGGGACAGATGCTATGCTTCCTGGTTTTGAATTTCATAATTGCAATGTTAGTTTTGCTATTGCAGATGGAGCCTCCACTGAGATATATTTTTCAAATCATAATGCTGACCAAACGGGGCTTTCGAATGATCCTTGGCATAAATTTTATAATTGCAAAGTCACTACAAAGAGGCTAGATAGCACTGAGAAGGACTATTCTTCCCCAGCTAAAATGCACTTTAGAAACAGTTTTGAGTTGCATAATAGTACTGTTGATTTTTCTGGCATTCCTGTTGATTACTCTAATGGATTTGATGGATCTTCTGCTCACAAGCAGTACATAAGCTTATATAATGGAAGCTCATTCATCTGCGGTGCTTTGTCTAGATTAGATAATTACCTTGAGATTAATGCTGAGAACAATTCTCTAGTATCAATTGACTCTATAGCCGACACGGATGTAACATCTGCCAATAATGACATAAATGTATTGAGAAACTCTTCCTTTTATTGTGTAGGAGATATAGATGCAAGGGGGCTTGTGAATATTCAAGAAAACTCTTTATTTTCATGTAATGAGTTTAGTGCAATAGAGACTTCCAGTAATTTAACCCTAAGTATGAGAGAAGGATCGACTCTAAAATGCACAGATCTGATAGTGAAAGGATTGGCTGCATATTATCACTGCATAATTTATTGTTCAGGAACAGCAGATATTTCATCTTCACCTGGTTCAAATAATCAGATAAATAACCAGTCCTCAATGCGGGCATCTTCTTTCTTAGATCAGACTACACAAGCAAATACTAATAGTTATATTTATTAATGAAGCTCCTCCCCCTACTCCTCCTACTCCTAACAGGATGTCAATATGTAAGATACATTGGCGCAGTCCCTATAGCGGATTTTAATAAGCATATAGAAGAGGCAGAATCTCTAGCTCAAAATGGTTTAGAGAATCAGGGAGACATCTCAGCGTTATCTATCGACTTGGCTAATGAAAATATCATGGAGGCCAAATCTGATGGAGATGATGCTAAACTAGAAAGATCCATTGGCACAAAGATAAAAGCAGAGATGTACACTCAGAGAGCGAAGAAGCTTTCTGAGACAGAATTTACTAGAGCCAAGGAAGGTGATTTTGATTGGGGCGGGATATTCTCTATGGTGTTGCAGGGTCTTGGAGCTGCATTTCCTGCACTTGGTGGAGTCATGTATCTAATGAAAGGCAAGATGGACCGCATTAAAGATAAAGCTGTCTATTATGCAGGAAGCGAAAAGAAGGATGAAATAAGTCACGATAGGGATTTGGTCTGAATGTTGTAAAGTAGATTATTTCGCATCCTTTCTCTCCAATAGAATGATGAAAACGAGGATACGAAATGAGTTACGCAAACCCTGATATCTCCTATAAAGGATCTGTTTCTGGTACAGTCACTACTTCTGGGACTGATCAAGTTATCGATATGGAGGATGGTGGATCTAATCCCGTAACTGTTGGCGCTCTGGCTATTTCGTGTACAGATGCTCTGGGCTTAAAGATAAATGATGAGACAAATGTTCATCAGTTCGCTGCTGGTGACAAGTTCACTTTTGAGGGCGTTGCTATCACAAGCATTACCATCGTAGAAACTGCCGTAACTATTG